ATGGGTGGGTCCCAAGACCACGTCAGACTGCGAGAAATAGTCTATGACCCGCTCGACTCCCAAAAAGCGTTTCACGATTGTCCGGCGCGCTACAAAGGCTATTCCGGACCGATCGGGAGCGGTAAGAGCCAGGCACTGTGCCAGGAGACGATTCGCCTGACTTATCTAAACCCCGGGCGGACGGGGTTACTGGGAGCTCCGACTTATCCGATGTTACGGGACGCCACGCAAGCGACACTGTTCGAGATTCTGGGAGGCAACAAGATTCCGTACGAGTACAACAAGGCCGAGAACGCGATGGTTATGAGCGACACGGGGTCGCGCATCCTGTTCCGGCCGGTGGACGATTTCGAGAGGCTGCGCGGCACGAATCTGGCATGGTTCGGGCTGGACGAGCTGACTTACACGCAGGAGGAAGCGTGGCTTCGGCTGGAAGGCCGGCTACGCGACCCGCAGGCGCACCGGGTCTGCGGATTTGCGGCGTGGACACCCAAAGGATACGACTGGGTCTATCGCAAGTTCGTGGCGAGGCCCTCGAACTCCTACCAGACTATTTACGCGAAACCGAACGAAAACCGGCACCTGCTGGGGCGGGATCCGGACTTCTACAAGAGGCTGCAGGAGAGCTACGACGAGAAGTTCTACGCACAGGAGGTACTGGGATCGTATCTCAGCCTGGATGGCAGCCGGGTGTACAGCTCGTTCGAACAGAACATTCACGTGACGGATCTGAAGGTGGATCCGCAACGGCCGCTGCTGTGGGCGCTCGATTTCAACGTGGACCCGATGAGCTCGGTGATCGCACAGATATCGAACGGGCAGGTGCTGGTGCTGGATGAAATCGTCATCCGCCACGGCACCACGAGGCAGGCGTGCGACGAGTTTCTGAAGCGGTTCCCGCGACACGACGCGGGCCTGTTGGTGTATGGGGACGCGTCGGGGAACGCGCAGCAGACTTCGGGCTGGACGGATTACGAAATGGTGAAAGACCAGTTCGGGGCCAACTCCGCGATGAAGGTGGATTACCGGATCCCGAACGCAAACCCGAGTGTACGGGAACGCATTAACCTGGCCAACGCAACGCTGCGAAGCGCGGGCGGCGACATAGGCATGCTGATCGACAGGAAATGCACGGAGCTGATCCAGGATTTCGAGCAGGTCTGTTTCAAGGGCGACACCGGACAGATCGACAAGGACCGCGACCGGCGGAGAACGCACTTATCGGATGCTCTCGGGTACCTGCTCTGGCGGGAATGCCGGAAGCTGCCGCCGATCGGAGAGCAACAGAATCGGAGGTTTAACTAGCCATGGAAACCATCAACCGGGAACATCCCGAATACGTCGCGCGCAAGGCGATTTGGAACCAGTACAAAGATCTCTACGCGGGCGGCGAGCAGTTGCGCACGCACGCCTCGCAATACCTGGTGCGGAGACATAAAGAACCCGGCGATATCTATATTGAACGGCTGGGCCGGGTGTTCTACGAGAACTACATTGGATCGATCATCGACTGGTACTCGGCGACGCTGATGCGGTGCGAACCGGCGCTGCTGTTCGAGGGGAGCGATGCGGCGGCGCGGGATTTCTACGGTGTGTTGTCGGAAGACTGCGATCTGAAGGGCACCAGCCTGACCGAATTCTTCCGCGAGAGGTTCGTGGAAGCGCTGGTTTGCGGCAGCAGCTACGTGGTGGTGGACTTCCCCAAAGTCGCGGGGGAGATCCGGTCCCGTGCGGAGGAAGACGCGTCCGGGCGGTCGCGGGCATACCTGATGGAGTACAGTCCGGACGAGGTCATCAACTGGAACCACGACCGGATGGGGGGATTGGAGTGGGTGGTGCTGCGGACGTCGTGCCTGCAACAGTCGAAGGTGACCGACGCGAAATGGGAGAGAGAAACGCGGTGGATTTACTACGACCGCGAGAATTACCAGATCTACAGGAAGGGCGGCGAGTCGAGCCCGGTCGAGTTGATCGACGAAGGACGGCACGCGCTGGCATCGCTCGGGCGGGTGCCGGTGTTTCAGATGAAGGTTTCGGAGGGGTTGTGGCTGATGAATAAGTCGGCTCTGCTGCAACTGGAACACTTCAACAAATCGAATGCGCTTTCGTGGGCGCTGACGATGGGGCTGTTCGCTTCTCCGGTAGTGTATTCGGACCGCGAGTGGAAACAAGTGGTGGGCGAATCGTATTACATCCAACTGGGGAAGGACGACCGGTTCGGGTGGACGGAACCGGAGGGCAAGGTCTATCAGATTGCGGCGGACAACCTGGGGAATCTGCGGGATGAGATCTACCGCGTTTGTTACCTGATGATCCAGTCGGGGGAAGCGGGCACGGGAAGAAGCCAGTCGGCGGTGAGCAAGCAGATGGACTTCGAGACGACGGAGGAAGTGCTGCTGGCGTACGGCGACGCGGTGAAGGAATCGATGAAACAGGTTCTGACGGCGATCGCGGCGGCGCGGCAGGACGGCGTGTCGATCGACGTTTCGGGGATGGACGAATTCGACATTGACGATTTGGGCACGGAGCTGGACGATGCCCAGAAGCTGCTGGCCCTGGGGATCGAATCGAAGACGTTGAAGAAAGAGGTATTCAAGAGGCTGGCGCTCAAATATCTGAACGACGCGACACAGGACATCAAGAACCGGGTGGCGGCGGAGATAGAAGGCCAAGGATAGGAGAGTCATGGAAGGAATCGACATACAGGCGATTGTGCGACAGGCTGTGCAGGAGTTCGCCGACAGCGAGAAGACCAAGAGCGAGCCGGCTTACAAAGCGGAGTTATTGGAAGAGCGGAAGCGGCGGGAGCAACTGGAACGGCGGATGAATGAGCTGGTGGCCGAGAACCGACACAGCCGCAAGGTTGCAGAGGAAGCGGAGCGCAGCTCGGCGGTGAGGGCGGAATTGCAACGGCTAGGTGTGGCGAAGATCGACCTAGCGTTCAAAGCGGTGCAAGACGGAATCGTGCGCACCGAGGACGGACGGCTGGTGGCTCGCGGAGACAACGGCGAGATGCCGGTCAAAGATTATCTCACGAGCTTCGTGAACGAGAATCCGGAGTTTCTGCCGGCTCGCATTGCAGGGGGAACCGGGATGACGGCGACCCTGAAAGCCCCGGGTGCGGGCAGGGAGACGGTGAGCATGGACCAGATCCGGCCGGGTATGAGCGCGGAAGAGATGCAGCGGGTACGAGAGGAAATCGTGCGCGTGGCATCGCAGACCTTTCGGGGGCTGTAAAGAAGTACCGGCTGGACGAGCGGACGCGAGTCGCGTTGGCCGGCAAGAAAAGAGAAAGAAGGAGAAAGAATGGGATCATTAGGGATCATTACCTCAACTAACGTCGCAAGCGCGATTGTAAAGCTGGTGGCGGCGGAAGCATTGCCGGTCCTGGTCGGGAACCTCGTGATGGGGAACCTGGTGAATCGCGACTACGAGCCGACACTGGCGAACGGCGGGGACACAATCAACGTGCCGATTCCGCCGGTGATGCAGGCGAACAACATCCTGGCGGGCGGTTCGGTGCAGCCGCAGAATCCGAGTCTGCTGAACGCCCAGATCGTGCTCAACACGCACGCGGAAGCGACTTTCCAGATACCGGACGTGATCAAGGTTCTGGCGGTGCCGGACCTGCTGAAGATCTATATGCAGCCGGCTGTGGCTGCGATCGCACAGAAGGTGGAGAGCGACCTGCTCAACCTGTACGCCGGCTTCACGGCGAATGCGCCGGTGGGCACGCCGGGGACGCCGATTACGGAACCGGTGATTGACGCGGCGGAGACGGCGCTGTTCCTGGCGAAGCTTCCGCCGAGCGCACAGAAGTATATCGTGGTGGATGCGGCGACGTATTCGGCATGGCGGCAGATCCCCCGGTTCAGCGAGTTTCAGACCGCGGGCGACGCGGGATTGAACGCGCTGGTCCTGGGAACCATCGGGAAGATCAAAGACTTCTTCGTGTTCCGTTCGCAGTTCGTGCCGTACACCACCAGCACCGGCTCCAACCCGGTGACGACCACCCACAACCTGGCGTTTGGAAAAGATGCCATCGGCCTGGCGATCCGGCGGCTGCCGCAACCGCTGCCGGGGACCGGCGCCATCGCGGAGTATGCGGAACTGGGCAACTTCGGGATGCGCGTAGTGATGAGCTACCAGCCGAATACGCTGGCGCAGCAATTCACCGTGGACATTCTTTACGGCTGCGGCATTCTGCGGAACTCGATGGGCGTGCAGATCTACACGTAGGCGGGCGCGTCGAGAAGACCGCTCCCTTACGGTTGGCGCCCCGGAGGCACAGGCGCGCCGGAGGGAGCGGTAGCTGCACGGTGGGGCGGGACTCTGTGGAAGGGTCTCGCTCCGGACCGGCGGGAGAGCCGGAGAGACAGGCACTACAGGGGAGGATTGGAATGGATTTGAGGACGTATTACCAGAAGATTCGCGACATGGAAGCGGGAATTCCGACTCAGTTCGCGGTGGTGATCAGCAAGTCAACGGACAATGGCGGGAAGAGCGGCCTGCCAGTGGAAGTAACGCGCGAGGTGGCCGCAAAGATGGTGGTCGAGGGCTCGGCAGTGCTGGCGGGGGCCGACGAGACCGCGGCGTTCCACGCCAAGCAGGCCGCGGCGAACAAGGCTGCGAAAGACGCCGCGGCGGCGGAAAAGGTGTCGGTGACGGTGGTCACGTCGGACGATTTGAGAAAGCTGACGGAAGACATAACGAAGCTAAAGGGCAAATCCAAAAACGCGGAGGGGTAGGCGAACGATATGGCTCTGTTCACGGACGGTCCTGTCTCGGGTATGGAAGACCTGACGGCGCAGGACACACAGCTACCGAACGTGGCGAACGTCGAAGGGATCGACGTGACGCAGAAGCTCTTTCTGGCGCAGGAGGAACTGGCGCTGGAAATCAATACGTTGCTGGACGCTTCCAGGGGCCCCGAGCAGGCTTTCTGGCTGGCGGCGCAACCGACGATCGAGAACGTGGTGGTAACACCGGCGCTGAACCTCTGGCACACGTTTCGCGCGTTGGAGATGGTATACCGGGACGCATACCCCAACCAATTGAACGCCCGCTACCTAGCGAAAGCCAACCAGTTCCAGGAACGGGCCAGGTGGGCGCATGAAAAGCTGTTGCTGCTAGGGATCGGAACGGTCTGGTCCCCCCTGCCACGGCCAGCGGTACCGCAAGTAGTAAGCGCGGCGGGAAGCCTGGCCGACGGAACTTATTATGTGACGATGGCGTGGACTAACTCCAAAGGAGAGGAGGGCTCAGCCTCGGTGCCCACGACGATCGCAACCACGGGAAACACGCTGCTGGTGCAACCGGCAACACCGCCCCCGTCCGCCACCGGCTGGAACGTATATGTGGGTCAGGATCCGGCGAGCATGTCGCTACAAAATGGATCGCCGATCGCAGCCGCGCAGACGTGGGTGCAGCCCAACCCGGTTACTACCGGAGGACGCACGCCAGGGACGGGACAATCGCCGAATACCGTGCTGCCGGCGCCGCGCAGGATTCTGAGGGGCTGATGACAACTACAATCGGAAGCTTGATCACGGGCCAGGTGATACAGCGCATCACGGGCACGAGCGGAGTGAATTCCGGTCTGGCGGGTGCGGTGACACTAGCGGGCGGAGCGTCCGTCAACCCGCTGAGCGCGGCGCAGGTTGTGGCGCAGAACGTGGCGCCGAACATCGCCGATCAGAGCAACCCGACGCAGTACCCGGCGATCAGCGTTTACTGCGAGAAGATTGTCAACAACCTGGCGGAGAAGTTCCGGACGTTCTCCGGCAGCGTGCAAGTGGCGATTGAAGTGCGGCATTCGCAGGACCAGTTGAGCGGACTACAGGGCGCACTGGAGACTTACGCGGACGCGGTGATGCAAGTGCTGAACGCGAACCGCGGCGACTGGGGCAACGGCATGTTCTATTGCGGCGAATACGAAGCGGCGTTTACGCCGGTGAAACAGGGCGGAAAGAACTTCATGCAGACGGTAAAGATCACATTCGAAATCGGAGTGAGCAGGAGTTAGTATGGCATACATTTCCTCTAACGCAAACCGGTTCTACACGGCGCTCGAAAGCGCGTACGGACAGGTCCCGACGGTCACGGCTAGCAACCGGATACCAGCGGTAAAACTGAGCATCAAGCAGCAATTGGAAGTTATCGACCGGAAAGACAAGACGGGAAGCCGGACGTTTGCGGGCCTGCCGATCGGAGGCAGGCGGCAGACCAGTTTCGAGTTGCAGACGTTCCTGACGAACTGGCGGCAGTCGGCCAGCGGCCCGAGCTACGGCCCGCTGTTCCAGGCGTCACTGGGGGCGGCGCCGGCGTTTTTCGCGGGGGGAACGGCAGCGGCCAGCACGGGCAGCGGAAGGTTGGGATTTGCGTCCGCGCACGGCCTGGAAGTGGGCCAGGCAGTGAGCTCCGGCGGCGAGATCCGGTTCGTGGCAGCGATTGTGGACTCCAATAACATTCAGCTCAACGTGCCGTTCACGGTAGCGCCGGCAGCGGGCGCGCCGGTGGGAGCGGCCATCACGTACACACCGGCCACGGAGTTGCCCAGCGTGGGGATCTTCGACTACTGGAGCCCGACGACGGCAACACAACGGCTGCTGTGCGGGGGCGCGGTGGACCAAATGGAGATCGACCTCAATGGCGATTACCACGAATTCCGCTTCAGCGGACAGGCCCAGGACGTGGTGGACAGCAGCAGCGGGTTTGGCGGGGGCACGACGGGCGCGTCACAGCTATCGAGCTTTCCGGCAGAGCCGACGGTGGGCGAGTTCGACTACATGATCGTGCCGGGCAACCTGGGACAAGCGTGGCTGGGGACTTCGCCGACGCAGTTCTTCACGATTACCGCGGCAAGTGTGGTGCTCAAGAACGGATTGGACATGCGGACGAAGGAGTTCGGTTCGAGCCTACCGAGGGCCATCGCGCCGGGCGAACGGACTGTAACGGCGGCATTCGAGCTCTACAGCGGGGATGACGCCTACACGCAGGGACTGTACCAAGCCGCGCGGCAGCAGTCGCCCATCAGCGTGATGTTCCAGATGGGCGAGACGCAGGGCCAGTTAGTAGGGGTCTATCTGCAGAGCGTAATACCGGTGGTCCCGGAATTCGACGATGGCAAGAACAGGCTGCAGTGGAAGTTCCGGCAGTCGAGAGCGCAGGGGACGGTGGACAACGAGATCTCGGTGGCATTCGGGTAAGCGAACGTTCGCGGCGGCTGCGGCTCGGAGGAGATTCACAAGAGGATGTGCGATGACTTATGAAAGCGTAGCGGCGGTGGAGTCGCAGGTGGCGAGCGGGGTGCGGTTCACGGTCGCGAAGATGTCGTTCGGCAGGCGGATGGAACTGATGCGGCAAGTGCGGGAACTGGCCCGGAAAGTGGAGTTTCTGGAAGCGGGCCAGGACGCGGGACAGAAGATGGACGCTGCGCTGCTACGGGTGGAAATCGACCGTCTTTACGTGAAGTGGGGATTGCGGGCGATTGCGGGGCTGGAGCTGGACGGAGTGGAAGCCACACCGGAGTTGCTGGCAGAGGCAGGGCCGGAGGAGCTGTTCCGCGAGGCAGTAGCAATCGTGCGGGCACAGACGGGGCTGAGCGCGGCAGAACGAAAAAACTGATTGTCGCCTTCCACTTCGAGTTTTCCAACCAGGCCGGTTGGAAGTGCGACACATGCCGGAAGTCCGGTCTGGAACGAAAGCGGCGCTGCGGATGGCTACCTGGCGAGCCAGGCGCACCCGGACGGCCAGTTTGGGCGCGGAGGAATGTCACGCTCGACACTTGCCCAAAGCCGTACATCACCGAAGAGAGCCGATCGCTGGTGGAAGAGTTCTTCGTGCGGCGGCGACTGCGGGCGTTCGACGGGGAAGAGCTGAGCGCACGCCAAGCGGAAGCATTCGTGATTTTGGAAAAAGAACTCGCAGAGGAGATGAAAAATGGACGACACAACGCAAGACAAGCACCATGAAGCGACAGCCAATCCATACGGCGAAGCCACTCAGGACGCAGGCGGAACACCGGCCAGGGGAACGACTATAGGCCCGACAGCCACGACCAAAACCCTCGACACGGAAATCGCACAAGGCAGCAGCACAGCCGATCGAGAGGCAGCGAAGCTCAGCTCCAGAATCCAGGCAGACGCGCAGATGAAGTTCAGCGCGCGCGCCACGGACGGCAAGTTCCGGGCTCCCCGGAGCAAGGGAAAGTGAGCATCAGCCCGAGCGAAACCGCCAACCACAGGAGTCAACCGATGAAACAGCAACCGAAGCACCAGAAGCCAGCGGCACAAAAGAGATTCCTGCCGGAGCCAATCAGCACCCAAGAAGAGGCGCTGGCCCTGAAAGAGATCATAGAACAGAACCAGCAATTCGACCGGGACATTCCGGCAATTCCGGCCAGAATCGAAGACGTGGACAACCGGGACCTGCCATAAGGCGGAAGCCATGGCAGGCATGACCCTCAAAAGCCCCAAGGCGCCGAAAACGCCGGACCAAGGCAGCGGACAAGTTCTACGGAGGAACAGAATAAGATGAGTTTCCAAACGTTGTCAGTACCAAACGTCGCGCAGGCGCTTGCCGGAGCGGGTTCGCTCGGCGATGCCGGCGACAAAACGGCATACGTGCAAATCAGCGCACTAACTATTCCACCGGGTGGCCTATTCGTGGCTAACCTGTATCTGCCAGCACTGAAGGGGCATAACACCGGCATCGCCGGCGCCCTACCCGGAGAGACGGCCGCCACCTTCTACGGCAATATCGACGCTAACGGCTATCTGCTCTTTGAGGGAAACTTCGGAGCAAACAATGCTGTCCAGCCTACGGCGGCCTGCACAATTTCTCTTACGTCCCCAGTGGTGTTCACGATGGGTGCTCAGGGGACGGTTGGGCAGGTGGCTCAGGGAATGGGAGTGGTACAGGAGAACTCCTACGATTACGTTCCCGCCCGCGAGATTGTTCAGGCTCCGCCTCCGCCCACAACCGGCCTACCGGCATTCCTGGCAGCCATCCAAGCAGGCACGCTACCCAACGGTCACATCACTAACCTAACGGTTACGGCCGGCGGTGCTTCCTATCCGGTAAGTGGCGCCTACTACGCAGACAGTCCCACTTCGGCTGCTCTTGCAGCACTGTTCCAGGGCACAGTCGTCCAGCTTCCCGCCTTCACTCCTTCGGCGCTAGCCCCACTGCCGCCAGCCAGCTACATCGTTCTGCCTTGCGGGAAGCGGGTCCTCGCGGCGGCACTGAGCGCTTTGGCAGCGGGCCACAATACGCCGCTGACACAACTCGCCTACGACTTCACGCTGGCGGTCAACACCTCCGATACGGAGGTCAACTTCATCCAATCGGGCGGCGCGCCGCCGTGTCTTCCCACAAATATGGCGGGCCTGCCGGTTCCCGGCGAGACCTACCCCTCCGGCATGACCTACGACGCGGCCACCGGGTATCTGGTGAATCCATCGGCGTAGAGAGCAAACTAACGTGAAACGTTCAATCATCTTAGTCTGCACTCGGATCGACCGACCGGCTCATCACGTTTGACACGTAACCATGTCCGACACAATACAAGAGGAACTCCTCCGGCTCTTCGATGAAGCCGCCGGGAACCAAGGGAGCGGGGACGAACTCGGAGAAGCCTACAGCCTGACGGGCTCGGCCAGGGGCAGCGGAGGAACTGGCGAGACGGCGCCGAAGGGAGACCCCAATCCATACACGCCGGCCAGCACCCCCACGGGCAACACCGGGATCACCGCGGAGTCCGTCGCCAAGACGGTACTGGAAAGCGGGATGGGCCTGGTGCCCCTGATCACGGGGATCATCGGACTCTTCGAGGGGAGCCATCCCGCACCGGACGTACTTACTAAGTATGCCATGCCCGATCCGATCCAATTTGAAGGGGACATCAGCAGCGGGACCACGGGGATAGACGGCTTCGACCAAATGGGCTTGCCGCGAACAGACACCACAACGCCGGACGGGGCGGCAACGCAGACAATGGCACTGCAAGGCACGACGACGCCGACGAACGGCGCCACAGCAACCAGTATCGGCCAGCCAGGCGCCGCGGCGCAGACCACGGCGCAACCAGGCGACCCGCAATGGTTCATGGACCACAGCAACGACATCGCACAGGCGGTGCGTTCGGCGATGTTGAATCTGAGTTCCCTTAACGACGTGGTGAGCAACCTCTAACATGGCGACCTTTCCCCAGCTCAAGACCAGCGCGGTGGCGCAGTATCCGGCCACCAAGGCGCTGCGCTTTCAGAACCAGACGCTGCGATTTCTGGACGGATCCGAGCAACGGTATCGAGACTCGGCCGGCCCACTGCACCAGTGGGTAATCAGCCTGAACGAATTGGACGAAAACGAGATGGCGGCGTTCGAACAGTTCTTTCAAGACAACCAGGGACGCCTGGGAAGTTTTGCCTTTACGGACCCTTGGGACGGAACCCAGTATGCCAATTGCAGCCTCGCGAGCGACGAGATGGACCTGAATTCGCTGGGAGAGATGAGCGGTAAGACGTCGCTGACGGTGATTGAGAATCGGGGTTAACCAATGCTCGTATATCCACAACTGGCCACCGGCGCATTAAGCCAGTTTCCAGTTCAAAGGCGCCACCAACTTAGAACCATCGTCAACACGGCGGCGGACGATACGGTGATCAAGTTAGCCGATCCAGGGGCTGAGACGGTCGAATGGCAACTAAACTACGTCGCCCTGAGCGATACTGAACTGGCGGCGTTGCAGCAGTTCTTCTCTGCCGCCGAGGGCACGCTCAATAGCTTCACGTTCCTCGATCCGATAGGAAACCTGCTCGAGTGGAGCAGCGACCTGAACAATGTGGTTTGGGACTACGGACCGCTCCTATCCAACACCGGGGGAATTGCGGACCCGGCGGGAGGGAACAACGCATGGACCATCGTGAACGCCGGAGCGGCAGCGCAAGACTTGTCACAGACGCGATCGGCGCCAGGCGGGTATGTGTACTGTCTCAGCGTGTACGCACAGTCGGCGACTCCGACGACGGTGACATTGCTCCTAGGCAGCAACCGGTACGCTCAGATGGTGGGCCCGACCTGGGGAAGGATTGCGTGCGCCGGGACTGGGGATGCCACGGCGTCGTCAATGACGTTCGGAATCGAGTTCGGGGCGGGAACGGCGGTGAATGTGTACGGCTTGCAGGTGGAGCCACAGGCCAGCCCTTCTCTTTACGTGCCGAGCACGAGCGGGGGCTGCTACGAGGGCGCACGGTTGCGCGACGACATATTGTCTTTTACGACGGTGGACGTGAATCGCCATTCGGCTACGGTGAACGTTTATTATGCAAGCCATCTCTGATCTGAAAGGGCAACCGGTCACCGATACGCCGCTGATCGTATTCGACTGCGTGTTGTCCAGCGGGGACGTGGAACACTGGTCGACCCATAGCGTGACGGTGGGGGGGAACGCGTACGCGGCACGCGTGATCCAGCACGGCGCTTTCGATATCCAGACGGCCTCCGACCAAGGTATCGACGGCAGCCCGCAGATCTCGATCCTGTTGGCCAACGCAGACTCGCACTTCTCGGAAATTGAGCGCTCGGTTGGATGGAAGGGCGGGAAACTCACGGTGAGCGTGCTGTTTTACGATCTGCGGAACAACGTGGCACTGACGGATGCCAACGTGGTGTTTCAGGGAGTCTGCAATCCGCCCGACCGGAGCGATGAAGCCACCTTTCGCCTGACGGCCCTCAATCGCATGAGCCTGCAGAGAGTGTTTCTGCCGCAGGTCCGCATCGAGCGGCAATGCCCATGGCAGTTTCCGGCGACGCCAGACCAGATGGCGGAAGCGATCAACGGCGGCGTAAACGGCAAGTACTCTCTGTATTACCGATGCGGCTATTCGGCCGGACTCCCTGGCGGAACGGGGAACCTGAACGGGTCGGCGCCATTCACCTCGTGCCGGTATGTGCGCACAGATTGCCAGGCGCGGGGGATGCTTACCCGTTTCGGGGGACTGGAGTTCGTGCCGTCGGCAATCACGGTCCGGGGATACGGAAAGGGCACGTCCACCTCGGCGGTTTCGGTGAACCAGGCGCTCTACAACGACTATGTGCCGATAATCTACGGCACCGTCTGGCAGGCGCCGAAGGTGGTGTTTGCACGCAACGACGGAAACCTGACGCGCATGGAAGTGCTGCTGGGAATCGGCCAGATCCAGGGCGTGCTGACGGTTCTGGTGAACGACGTGCAGATCCCGCTCGGCGTGTCTGGCACTAATATGACCGGCACTGGCTGGTATAACGTGGAGACGCTTGGAACGCGGGACGGGGCCTTTGACCCTAACTTCACGGACGCCAGCGGGGCACCAGCGGGCGATCCCTACGGAAGCATGGCGTATCTCTCAGTGGTGGTGCCCAACCAGTTGAACAACGGCACCTCGCTCGCGAGCGTCGAGGTGTTGGTGCAGGGTCTGTTGGTACCGGTGTACGGAGCGGACGGCGAGTATATCAGCGACCGGTTCTCGAGCAACCCGGCGTGGATTCTGCTGGACGTGCTGCGCAGGAGCGGGTGGACAACGGCGGAGATCGACGTTCGAAGCTTCGCAGCAGCGGCCGCATACTGCGACGAGACCATAGCGGCGGTCGATCCGAACGGGAACCCGATAACTCTTCCGCGGTTTCAATGCAATCTGCTTTTGGCGAACCGGCGCAGCGCGGGAGATGTGGTCCGCGGCATTCGCAATTGCGCGCGAATGTACCTAACTTACGGACCGGGCGGTGTTCTGCAGGCAAATGTCGAGAATACCATTGCGCTGGAGAGCCCCAGCCTGCCCGCATGGTCCAACAGCACCGAGACACTCAACGGCGGATGGCCGAGTTATGAATTCGGGGATGGCAGCACCGGGGTTTCGGGGATACTGAGAAACGCGAATGGGGCGGCGAGTGTGGTGCTGACGTCGCGCAGCATCGCCGACACACCGAACGACATGACAGTGGAGTTTCAAGATTCGCTCAACGGTTACCAGCAAGACAGCTACGAGATGGTGGACTCGGACGATATTGCGCTGACAGGGCAGATCACTTCCGCCACCTTGATGGCGTTAGGGCTTCCGCAATACGACCAGGCGGCGCGGATCCTGAAATTCAACCTTGATAAAACGATTCACGGGAACACCTACATCGCATTCCAGACGAGCGTGCGAGCTTTCGGCGTGTCGCCGGGCGACATCATCACCGTGACTTACCTCAAGGAGGGTTTCACTCGCCAACTGTTTCGCGTCCTGAAGATCTCGCCGGCAACCAACTACAGAACCGCGACGATCACAGCCCAGATCCACGACGACGCCTGGTACGCCGACACAAACGGACAGGTGACGTCGCCCTCGGGAGTAGTAACGCAGGACAACTCGGGAGTACGACTGCCGAATCCGTTGATGGGAAGCGTGGTCGACGGAAACGGAAACATCCAGTTTGGAATCGTAGAGACGGCCACCACAAACAGCGATGGCACGGTAGAAACGAGCGTAATCGTGAGCTTTCTTCCACCGTCCAAAGTGACGACCAGCGGCCCGGCCATTCCACTGGTAAGGCTGTCGCCGACGATCGGCACGGGCGGCACTATCACCAGCGGCCAGATACTCTATTACGCCGTTTCCGCGGAAGACAGCGCCGGACACGAAAGCGCTCTGTCTTTCACGATCCCAGCGATCATCGCCAGCGACGGAAGCAGCGTGACGTTGACCGGACTGAGCTTCTCGGCAGCAACCACGGCGTTTAACATTTATCGTGGGAGTTCGCCGGCGCTGCTTTTGCGAATCGCCTCCGATCAGCCGATCGCCACCAGTTTCACAGATACGGGACTAGTTGACCAGTTAATCCCGCCGGCTGACCCAGATTTCGACCATGCCAATTTCTACTGGCGACAGGAACTTCAGCCGGAGGTCGCCGTCACAACGCACTCACCTACACTGGCCGGCAATGGAACACTGCAAATGGCGGTGAACGGTTACCGAGGCATGACGCTGCGCATCACGCGTGGCAAAGGAGCCGGCCAGGAACAGAGTATTCTGGCCAACGATGCCACCACATTAACAGTTTCAACGTGGATTGTGGAACCGGACGCGTCGAGTTTCTTTACCGTTGCGGAGGCAGGATGGCACTTCGGGGCCGTTACGGTGAGCAGCCCCGTGCAGTTCGCGGTTCCAAACCGGACGGGCGAAGTGTTGCAGATTACGGGCCGCGCGGCGAATGTCAATAACATCGAATGTTCGCCAGCGATTTCGCCGGTGACGAGATGGACGATCGGCGGCTCGGGAGTAGCGGACGCACAAGTGCCGCCGCAACCGTTCTTTGGGCTGGGACCGGGAGTCGGCGGCGGAGCTGTGGTGCTGAGCGGCGTCTCGTTCACAGACCTGACGGATACGAATTCGATCTCGTCGGGTACACTTACCCTCTATTATTGGAACGAACTCCTGGGAACACCGGCGACAGTGCTGGCAGCGGCCATGGCGGTGGGCGATCAGACACTGACGCTGAACGCCGCGGGCCCGGGGCAAGTGGGAAGCATACTGCAGATCGACGGAGAGATTCTGAGTGTGTCGGCGGTGACTAACAACGGGACGCAGTACAACGTGGTCCGGGGGGTGGATGGGAGCACGGTCACACCCCACCATACGACTGCAACGCCGACACCGGTCTATCACCTGGCGAGCCAAACCACGATCGTGCCATTTCCCGACGGCTTTTTCGGCAGTCCCTACAGTGGAAGTTGGACTTACACGATTGCGTTGCCTGACGTGCGCATCGGCAGCGCCGAATTGTTCGTGACGAACGATGTAGGGAACAGTCCGGTGACGGGCATTTGCATGACCCACAACGTCGACAGTGGACTCCGTACTCTTTCGGGAGGGCAGTATTCGATTCAAGTAGATGGTTTCCTGGCGGTGGAACAATGCGTAGCACCGCCGCTGGTGGTGGAGACGGCTCACTCGGTTCGAGACGTATTTGCCGTGCTGGGGGCGGCGGCCGACGCGCAGGTGCAGGTGCAAGTCAATCTCAACGGTGCATTGTATTGCACACTGACATTCCCACCCGGAACGCTCCCTTCGAATAGCGTCGATGGCAGCACGCTACCCCCGCTACCGGAGATGGGACAGTTGACTGTAGGGGTGCTCTCGGTTGGCCAAGTCATTCCCGGGGCGGACCTCACGGTTACGATCCGACTCTAATGGGAGAGCAACTTACCAAACTGCGGCCCGATCGGGACCTGCAGTGCTACTTCTTCGAACCGTCGGCAGTGGCGGCGCTCAGCCAGACGAGTCCTAACGGTTTCACGGTTTCGGGCTCCTGGAGGGAACAATTCGATTGGGCAGTGGTGGAGTGGAACCGCGACAATGTCTTCGAACACCCCGCTTTGCGCAACCTACCAGACGGCGACTTGAGCGGAGTTCAGCTCAGCTACCAAGAAGTCCGCACCAACTGCATTTCGATGGACTCCACCCTTTACCCTACAGTGGAATGGCCGTATCTGCGCATCTGGGCGGAAACAGGCGGCGTGGAAGTCCTGTATGACGTGCCACTGAACGACCCGGACTTGGGATACGCAACGCCAACCAGCGGAGCATACGCTTCCGCCACTGTGACATTTGAGTTGCAAGGGCTGGTGACCGGGAATGACTACATCGAACTGGCGTGGCTGGATCAGCATTTCAACTATCTGCTGACCGGATACGACACTCTGGAGAGCGCGGTGACGAAACTGGCCGTAGCTATCAACAACAAGTCCGGTGACACCGCTGTCAGCGCCGCGCCAACCGGAGCGCAAATCACCCTCACATACGCCGCGGGCGCAGGCGAAAACGCCAATCGCATTGGGGTTTATGGAACGGTGCATGGTGCGGCAACAGAAACGTGGTCGCCGAGTTGGGCCCCGTTCAGTGGTGGGACTTCACCGCATCAGTGGCAGGTGAGTCTGGATTTCAGCGCACTCCAGGGTTATGTAAACCCGGATCGCTCGCAACTGGTTACCGTGCCGACGTCGAGCGTGCGAAAGATGCGCTGGACGTGGGCGGCGGATCTGCAACCGGGTAACTTCCAGCGAAGCGAATTCTGTGTGGTGGTGACCAATTGGTCGGTTGCCGGAAGTAACCTTCTGTATCAAGTGGCAGGACCCGGAAGCCGACGGATCGAGGATGACTCTACTGCAATTACGTATTCTCCCGCGGGCCAGTGGAGCAACGCCATAGGCAACTATTCCGGTGGCTCGATTCACTGGACGACGACTCCCGGATCTTCGCTCCAGTGTTCGTACACGGCTGGCACAGGCCATACTCTGTACCTGGGAACGCGGTACTTGAGCGCGGGCGGGCAGGTTTCGGTGAAGGTGGATGGAAATGCGGCAATACCTGTAAAACTGGCATTGCCGAGCGAGGATGTTCTAGTTCGGGTGCCGTTGGGTCAATTAGCCGGAGGAGTACAACACAGCGTCGCGATCACTCATGACGGCGCTGCCGGAACCTACTACTACTTCGATTTTCTGGAGATAGCGGTTCCCACAAACGAATTGCCAAATTTCGCCGCGATTCCAGCCATCACCTTGGCCACCGACTGGGATACGAACCATTCGATCGCGCTGGCGCCGGAGAGGACGGCGTGGCTGATTCAGAAGTTAGGATTCGCCGGCAGGGCCAATCACTATGTTGGAGCGCTTTGGTTTTACGAGCTTACGCGGCCGGGTCAGCAGTACGCCTCGGCAGCGATCACGTTTGCAGGGAATCCGGACTTTGGCCAGACTACGAGCGTTACCCTGGGTGAAACTGTGATGCAGCATTTGAACCTGATCGGCGACACCGCCGAAAGCATGGCAACATGCTTTGCTTTGCTGATCAATGCCGGTTGTAACAGCGTGTGGGCGCAGGCAAACGGTGCGTCGCTAACGATTATCGCGCGCACTATGGGCACGGCCGGAAATGGCCTCAGCGTCTCCGCAACCACGGTGAACTCCGCGAGCAACACCACTCCTCTGACGGCGCAGACGAGCACGCCCGCGCTCGCAGGGGGGGGTGACGGCACCGCCGATCCCAACCAGAACTTCTGGCGCACCGACCTCACCGCTACGCCGCGCATCAACCGCGCGGCACGAGACTGGAGCAGGAGTTTCTTTGCGGCGTTGCATGGCTACGGGATTGACGCTGCAGCATCGTTCAGCATGGAACTGCAGAACGGCGACGACAGTTTGGCCACGGGAATCGCACAAAGGTACCCGAACGGCGATCCAGCCTGGCTGACGACGCCGGCACTACAGACGAACTTCGGGCCGGCGAGTACCGCCTTCTGGCAACAGGTGCATGCAGATATGGCGGGCGTGATGGCAGGCGCCGGCATGGTTCCGTACCTTCAGTTCGGCGAGGTTCAGTGGTGGTACTTCCCCGGCCCCACAGCGACGGCAGTTACGGAACCGGGCTTGCCGCTCTATGACTCCTACACGACCACAACGTTCGAATCGACCTACAGCCGGCCGATGGCCATGATAGCAAGCCAATATGCCGACCCAGGACCGTTGGCCGAAGAATGCGCATTCCTGCCGAGCCTAATCGGAGCGTTCACCAAGGCAATCCGGGATTTCGTGCGCTTGTCATTCCCGAACGCGCGGTTCGAGGTTCTGTATCCAACAGACGTGAACGATACGGCGCTCAACCGACTTATTAATTTCCCCAGCGGCGACTGGACGCCCGCAAATCTAACCTGTCTGAAGACGGAGAACTTCACTTATACCTACGAGCGTGACCTAAACATGATCACGCAGTCGATCCAATTGCCCGGGTTGCGCGGCTTTCCGCCATCCAAAAGCAGCCACCTGGTCGGCATCGGCGATTACACTACTCCTTGGCAGAAGGAGCAGCAGTTTGCGTCGGGATCGCAGTTAGAATCGGTGGTTTTGTTTGCGCTGGACCAGTTTTGCCTGATCGGGTACGGTCTGCCGCTGCAGCGCAGCGTGCGACGAGCCAGGTTCATGGGGACGTCGCTCGGGCCTCGATAG